ACTCAGATACTAACAGATCAAGAGCGTCATGGTTTTAAACTAGATGAGAGAAAGACAATGGACTTACTAATCTATTTTAAGACTAAGATGTCTGAGATAGAACAAGAAGTAACTAAAACATTCCAACCTAGGTGGGTGGATGATAAGCTTGTTATTCCTAAATACAAAAAGGATGGTGGTCTTTCTAAGGTAGGACTGACTGACGATGAGTTTGAAGCTGTCAATCAAAAGATAAGCTTAGGACATCCTCTTAAACCTTTTATGAGGAAAAAGCTACAACCATTTAACCTAGGATCCCGTAAGCAGATAGGCGAGTACCTCATGGAACTAGGATGGAAACCTAACAAGCATACACCGACTGGTCAGCCTATCATTGATGAAGGTACACTCAAAAAGATTGAACATATCAAAGAAGCTAAACTGATTGCTGACTATCTTCTCTATCAAAAAAGAATTGGTCAGCTATCTTCATGGCTTGATAACATTAAAGATGATCGTGTACATGGTAAGGTAATATCTAATGGTACAATCACCGGCAGAATGACACACATCAAACCTAACATGGCTCAGATTCCTAACTTAGGATCAGCTTATGGTAAAGAATGCAGAGAGTGTTGGATCGTAGACCAAGGATATAAACTTGTAGGTATAGACGCTAGTGGTCTTGAACTTAGAATGCTGGCTCACTACATGAATGATGAGGATTATATTAATGAAGTTATCAATGGCGATATACACACAGCAAATCAAAGACTTGCAAATCTTAAATCAAGAGATCAAGCAAAGACTTTTATCTATGCCCTCATATACGGAGCAGGAGATGGTAAGATTGGAAGCGTTGTTGGTGGATCTAGAAATCATGGTAAGAAACTTAAGGCAACTTTCCTCAGCAACCTACCAGCACTTAAAGTTCTTACGGACCAAGTTAGAAGAGCAGCAGGAAGAGGATTCTTAAAGGGTCTTGACAGAAGAAACATCCAAGTCAGATCAGAACATTCAGCGTTGAATACTTTACTTCAAGGCGGTGGTGCTATTGTTATGAAGAAAGGATTACTTATCTTGAATGAAAAGATTAAAGAACATAATCTAGATGCTAAGTTTGTTGGTAACATCCACGATGAATGGCAGATAGAAGCCTTAGCAGAACATGCTGACCAAGTAGGTAAGCTAGGTGTTGAGGCAATCGAACAAGCAGGAGTACATTTTAACTTAAGATGTCCTCTTACTGGGGAATATAAAGTAGGAGATAACTGGAGTGAAACACACTGATCAATTAACTCTGTTCAAAGAAGTAGAATTACTACCTGACGACAATGAACATAAAAAATGTAGTAACTGTGGTGTCGTTAAGTCTCTTGAACTTTTTCCTTGGAGAGGAAGCGATAGAGTATATCGAAGAGAAACTTGCGTACAGTGTGTAAGAGATTTAAAGAAGATAATAAAAACCTTAAAAGAAAAACATGGGATGCCTGATGATAGTTACAAATGCCCAATATGTTTAGGAACAAAAGAAGAGGTAGATAAGAGGGGAGGAAGATACGCAGGTTCTTGGGTATTAGATCATTGCCATAACACAGATCAGTTCAGGGGATGGTTATGTCATTTGTGTAATAGGGCATTGGGTTGTTTCAAAGATGATGTTAATATGTTACAAAGAGCTATAGAATATTTAAATAATAATGGAGAAGATTATGAGTAAGAAATTAGAAACGATTGTAAATGATATCTATGAAAAGATATCTGTCTTAGCAGAAGGTAAAGCTATCGAGGTATCTGAAAAGGAGCTAGATAAGTTTGCCTACTTTATGAAACAAGCTTTACAAGACTGGCTTACACCAGAGGAAAGAGACAAGGGCGTTCTCAGGATGTCTAACATCGGTAGACCTGATAGACAGCTATGGTATGAGATTAACTCTACCAAAGACAACGAACCTCCTGCTCCTCACGTCATGATTAAGTTCTTATACGGACACTTACTTGAAAGACTTTTATTATTCTTATGTGACTTAGCAGGACACGAAGTTACTGATGAGCAGAAAGAAGTTGAGATTGATGGTGTCAAAGGACACATGGACTGTAAGATTGATGGTGAAGTTGTTGATATTAAATCAGCATCTAGTTATGCCTTTAAGAAGTTTCAATTAGGGACACTACCTAGCGATGACCCTTTCGGGTACATGGCACAGCTAGGAGGCTATGAGCATGCAGAGAACAGTAAGTCTGGTGGCTTCTTGGCTATCAATAAAGAGACCGGAGAACTTGCTTTGTTTCAGCCAGATGAACTTGAGAAGATTAATTCTAAAGAAAGAGTTAAGCATCTTAAGAAGATGGTGAAACTAAAGAATCCTCCTGCTAGATGTTATGAGCCAGTTAAAGAAGGAGCTGCAGGTAATTATAAACTACCTCAGCCCTGTAAGTATTGTCCTCATAAGTTTGAATGTTATGCAGATGCAAATGACGGAGCAGGACTTAGAGTCTTTAAATACGCCAATGGATTAACATACTTAACTCATGTTGAGAAAGAACCTAAAGTAGAGGAAGTCCTTGCCGATTCGTAAGAAAAGAAAAGTTAGACCAAAGGAAAAGAATTTACCTAAAGGTTATGACAGTAAATGGGAAGTCGAACTTCATGAGACCATCCTTAAGAAATGGAAACATCACTACGATGCCATAGACTATGTGATTGAAAAGTCCTATGAAGTAGACTTCTCTAAACATATAGATGGTAAGTTAATATTATTAGAAGCTAAAGGAAGATTCTGGGACCATGCTGAATACAGTAAATACATTTGGATTAAGAAAGCTTTACCAAAAGATATGGAACTTGTATTCTTATTTTATAAACCTGATTCGCCTATGCCGGGAGCTAAGCTTAGAAAAGACGGAACTAAAAGATCTCACTCTGAATGGGCTGAGTCACAAGGATTTAGATGGTTTACTGAAAAGACTATACCAAAGGAGTGGATTGATGAAGTATAGATTTAACGAGGATGTTATCCTCAAAGACATAAAGAATTATATTGATGATACTTATTCACAGCACTATGCAAATGGTAAGTACCAAGCTACTGATGTCATCATAGACTCAGGACATGGGGAATCTTTTTGTATAGGTAATATGCTTAAGTACATCATGAGATATAAAAAGAAAGGAGATAAAAAAGATAGTGAAAAAGACTTGCTGAAAGTTATTCATTATGCTGTAATTAGCTTATATATAAATAGAAAACAAAGGGAAGACAATGAGTAAATATTTAAAGACACAATACCAAGAATTTATACATCTATCTAGGTACGCTAGATGGAATGAAGAGACTCAAAGAAGAGAGACATGGGAAGAAACTGTAGCCCGTTACTTCAACTTCTTTGAGAAACATTTAAAGAAACATCATAACTACAATCTATCAAACGATAGAGACATGCTAGAGAAAGCAGTACTTAATCTTAAAGTCATGCCTAGTATGAGAGCCTTGATGTCAGCAGGAACAGCTCTTGAGAAAGACAATGTAGCAGGATTTAACTGTAGCTATGTAGCTGTCGATACTCCAAGAGCCTTTGATGAAACATTATATATTCTCATGTGTGGTACAGGTGTAGGGTTTTCTGTCGAAAGACAGTACATCAACAATCTCCCTCCTTTACCTGAAGCTTTGTATCACACTGAGACTGTCATTGATGTAGCTGATTCTAAAATAGGATGGGCTAAAGCTTACAAGGAGTTATTGTCTTTACTTTACTCAGGACAGATTCCTAAGTGGGACTTATCTAAAGTAAGACCTTATGGTGCTAGGCTTAAGACCTTTGGTGGTAGGGCTAGTGGACCAGAGCCTTTAGATGATTTGTTTAAGTTTACTATTCATATGTTCCAAGATGCTATCGAGAAGGGACAGCACAAGCTTGTATCTATCAACTGCCATGACTTGATGTGTAAGATCGCAGAGATCGTAGTTGTTGGTGGTGTTAGAAGATCAGCTCTTATTTCCTTATCCAACCTCTCTGATCAGCGTATGAGAAACGCTAAGAGTGGAGCATGGTGGGAAGACAATCAACAGAGAGCCTTAGCTAATAACTCTGTAGCCTATACAGAATCACCTGAGATGGGAGGGTTCTTAAAAGAATGGTTATCTCTTTACGACAGTAAGAGTGGTGAGAGAGGAATGTTCAATCGCCAAGCTGCTGAAAGACAAGCTGCTAAGAATGGTAGACGAGAAGAGTATAAAGACTTTGGTACTAACCCATGCTCTGAGATTATCTTAAGGAACAAACAGTTCTGTAACCTAACAGAAGTAGTTGTCAGAGAGAAAGATACTCAGAAGTCTTTGAGAGAGAAGGTAGAGATTGCTACGATCTTAGGGACCTTCCAAGCTACACTAACACACTTCAGGTATCTTACTAGCAAGTGGAAGCAGAACACAGAAGAGGAAGCATTACTTGGTGTATCTCTTACCGGTATCTTAGATAATCCTGATATGATTAATGGTAAGATTGATCTTGTAGAACTTAAAGAGTTAGCTGTAGAAACAAATAAGAAGTGGGCTAAGAAGCTAGGCATCAATCAATCAGCAGCTATTACTTGTGTTAAGCCTAGTGGTACTGTCAGTCAGTTAGTTGATAGTGCATCAGGTATTCATACAAGACATAGTAAGTTCTATCTAAGAACTGTAAGAGCTGATAAGAAAGATCCTCTTGCTAAGCTTATGGTAGACCAAGGAGTCTATCATGAAGATGATGTGACTAAGCCTGATCATACTTATGTCTTTTACTTTCCAACGAAAGCACCTGAGACTTGTATGACTAGAACAGACATAACAGCCTTAAAGCATTTAGACATCTGGAAGAAATATCAAGATGAGTGGTGTGAGCATAAACCATCTGTCACCATTTCTGTTAAAGAGAATGAGTGGTTAGATGTAGGCGCATGGGTATGGAATAACTTTGATGCTGTATCAGGAATCTCATTCCTTCCTTATGCTGATCACTCATATCGTCAAGCTCCTTATCAAGAAATATCTGAAGAGGAGTACAACGAATGGCTGACCAAGACTACTGACAAAGTAGATTGGAATTTAATAACAGAGTATGAGAAAGAAGACTCAACTGAGAGTACTAAAGAACTAGCTTGTACTGCTAATACTTGTGAGATCATCTAGTGATAAAGGTTACTGGATTAAACAACGCTGTTATCGGAGAGTGTTACGATAAAGTAACAAGTAAGAGAAGGCTTGTTTATGATATTGATAAATGTATTACACTTCTAATGCAGAACTTAGACTCAGACTATGAAGACGCTGCTGATTACTTTTGGTATAATGTAGCAGATGCCTATGTAGGAGATAATACTCCTATCTTTGTAGAGCGATATAGCAAAGAAGATATAGAAGATCTATGAAGCTTGAAAGATTTACCACCCCCAAGCAGGATGTCTCATGGTACATTAAGTGGTTTGCCTCCATTGTCCTCTTAATTGCCATGAGTGTCCGAGCTAGTCAGTTTAGTCCCATGTTAGATATTATCCTATCCCTTATCGGGGTTACTGGATGGTTCTTTGTGGGACTACTCTGGCACGATAGATCATTGATAGTTCTCAATGGTGCATCAGCAGTCATACTCCTTACCGGATTATTATCTACCTTATGAATATTGTCGAGGTCAAGTGGGGAGACGCTTGGATTGATACAACAGACATCAACTTCGAAGACGCTAAAAAATTAAAGCCCATTGTAAGATATACAATAGGCTTCCTAGTTGCTGATAATGAAGATAGTCTTATCTTATGTACAGATTATTATGATGAAGATAAAACAATGGTGAATGCGCCAATGGTCATACCCAAAGGAATGATTATAGACTATTGGATCTATGAATTTATAGAGGATAAAAGTTGTGAGCCAAAAAGAAGCGACTCTAATTGGATATAGGCTTTTGTTTGATTCTAAAGGAAATCTAGTTACTGAAAGGACTTCAGTAGACTTAAAGCATTTAAAGAAACTCTTTACTCAAAGAGACTACGAGATCTTAAGGATAGCTTTGAACGAAGCAAAGAATAGACTAGACGCTATACACAATCAGATAGAAGCCCAGTTAAATAATTCTAAGAGTTTATAATATATAACACTAAAGGAATAAGAGCATAGAGGCAACAGACAACAGCCACTATGAGACTCTCGTTATTCATCACTCTTATTAGAGGCTCCGAAGTAGAAGCTGATCACAGCACTTACTAGACCTCCCATGTAACCTAAGACTAGGTTAATCAGTTCCATAGAGTTCTGCTCTGGTGGCATGATTGTTATCATCCCAATATAAGCACAAAAGAATAGAACCATAATGATACCTATGAACTTAGCTGTCCAGTCCTTGGCGAAGTTCTTTCTGGCATCTTGAATGTCTGCAGTCTGTAGAGCGAAGAGATCCACATCTAACTCTTTCATCTTAACTTCAAATTCTTTTTCAGCATTCTTAAGTTGTAAGAGTTGTTCTGGTGTAGCTTGTTGCACAGCTCTCTCTACACTTCTTTCATTAGGCTCACATCCTAAAGCCTCAGCAACTACATTCATAGCTGCTCCACCTAAAGGACCACCAAGAGCCTGTCCGATACTAGGAGCTACTGCTCCGACTACATTCTTTAATACATTCTTAAACATTAGTTATTCCTCATTCTTTCTTGTATTGCTCTCTCCCAATCTTCCTCTCTCCTTCTTCTTACTTCAGGGTCTGCTATGTTTGGATCTTGATTCCAGTAAGTTATCCAAGCATCACGATTGCTTAAAGTTCCTGAGTATAAATCATTGATTGGAAGTCTTCCTCTCTCAGCATCCATATAGAATAAAGCATCTTGAGTTTCCTCTGATAAAGTAGAGAAGTCTAAGTCTTGTCCTCTTTGACTTAAAGCATACTGTATCTCATCACTTGTTGGAGCATCTGGGTATTTATCATAGAAGTTGATAGCTCTTTGAAGAATCGTGTCATTCCTTCTACTACCCTGACTCCCTTCTACTTGATACTTACCTCTGGCTGGACCATTATTATCTTGAACAGTCTGTGGTCCTCTTCCTCTAGACTCCTGCCAAGCTACAGCATCAGCATAGCTCTCTAAAGGTCTAGAGTCTCTTAAGTTTCTAGCAGTAACAATATAGTCTAATAAGGAAGAAACAAAACCACCCTCAGCGTATCCTCTTCGATAGCCTAAAGCATCTTCAAAGTCTTCGAGTTCTTTCCTGAAAGATGTACCATAAGGGAGTCTATCTCTATTCCAGTTTCTCATGGTTTTTGATCTAGCTCCTTCTCCTCCTAAGATCCATCCACCTACTAATTGATCGAAGCGACTGACTCTCCACCAGTCTTCTATGGGTCTTCTTTCTCTATCTTCTTCAGATACATATCTTCCTGTCTCAGGATCTGGTACTCTACCAGTAGACACATCATAAGATTCTTGTTTCCACCTTTGAACATCCTCATCATTTTCAGCAGCTTGATACAGTCTGTTGTACCATTCAGGAGATACTTGATTTAGTCTGTGTAAAGATTCTCCGAGGAACATATCCCTTTCCCATCCTTCATCACTTCCTTCTGCTTCATGTTTAGCTGTATTGAGATAAACTATATTATCATCTGTAGTTTCTCCCCATCTAAAATCTTCTAAAGGATTTTGCCAATATTCTCTTTCTTGTTCTGGAGTTGCTCTAGTAACATTGCTTAAAAGACTTGAAAGAAGATCACTAGTACTTTCTGCCTCACCACCTTCAGCATAGCCTTTCCTTTTTCTCATACGATCTACAAGACCACCTTTCTTGAAACCTATTTTAATTTCTTCAGTTGGAAAGAATTGATTCTGTTTGAGCAGAGCATAGCCATTGTTAAACTTGATAGCATCAAATCCTAATTTCAACAAAGTATCTCTAATGATAAAAGATTTACTCTCTCTCATTCTAGAATCCTTAGCTGAGGATCTCATAGGATCTACATTCAATACATCATCTCTCACAGTTAATTGAGCTTTCATATCTTGAATCATTCTCTTTGTCTTATCTTTATTCATGTAAGACTTTTCAAAGCTTGTAGTTTCTAAAGCTTTCTCAATAGCTTCTGGAGAAGTATCTTCAACATTCATATCAATAGGATTGTTGAACTTAATATATCCTTTGAATCTAGTAGGCTTATCAGCTTTCATTTGAGACTCATAAACAGGA